TGATGAGTCCTTATAGTATTGCTACAGGCATGGCAGGTAAAGCTAAAGAACTTGCCGAAGAAGCTAACAGAGGATTAGCACAAATAACTAATCCGATTGCTCTATCTGACATCGCAGAAGAAGAAAATCTTATTGCTTCAGAAACTCCTAGAGTTGATGCTCCTACAGTAGATAAATCAAAACAAGCTACAGACGCAGTGTTAGAACAATTAGCAGGACAAGAGCCTACACAATATGATATGTTTGGCACAGTTGTAAGTCCAAGCGTTAGAGATACAGCAGGTAGACCAACCAGTTTAGCTGGACCTTTGAGAGATAGAATAGAAGAAGCTCAATTAGGGGCTGAAACAAGCAGAAGGGGAATAACACAGGATATCCCGTCAGAGATGCAAAAAGCTAGAGATGAAGCTTTTAGAGAAGAAGCTGCAGCTAAGTCTAGGAAAGAAGCACGAGAGGCTCAGATGAAAGGTATTGGATTAGGATTATCTGCTGAGGCATCTGCCCCTGGCACTGTAACTAATGAAGCTTTACAAGGCAAAGGATATAGTAGCTCAGGTGCTGCACCTGCTGGTTCACAATATAGTGCGACTGGCATATTCAGCACAAGTAGAACTGATGATGACCCTCCGAGTGATTTAGGAGGAGGCAGAGGAGCAGGTAGAACTGGAGCAGGAACAGAGGGAGTAGAGTTCACAGGAGGCACTCAAACTGCTGATGAAGTTACAGTTGATGAAAGAGAAGAAGACGAAAAAGGGAACAGAAGCCAAGACTTTAGTAGAACATTTGCTGATGATGCTGCTTCATCTGATACAGGTGATGGCAAAATAGTTTGCACAGAGATGTACAGACAAACTCAGCTTGATGACTGGGCACAAGCTATGAAGACTTGGTACATTTATCAGAAAAAATACTTGACACCTCTACATGAAATAGGATATCATTCGTTATTCAAACCTTTTGTTCGTGGTATGAAAGTTAATAACACACTGACTAGTATCGGTGCTTACTTTGCAAAGGAACGAACAAAACACCTTAGACATATTTTAACAAAGGGTAAAGCTAAAGACAGTATTGTCGGCAACATCTTTTGTAAAATAATCCATCCTATAGTTTACTTAGTAGGATTGGCAGTTCATAAAAAATAATTTATGAATTAATTACTAGCTACTTATCCCCCAATAATGGCTACGATAACCCTAGGAGAAAAGACATGGCTGAAATGGCTGTAGAACAAAAAATAGTTAAAACCCCAATAAAATACAAACGTAACGATGATAAAGAAGCGTTAGAGTTAGAAAAGAATTTAAAAGAAAGAGATGAAGCTTTAGGTAAAGCAAAAGCAGAAGCAGAAGATATTGCTGAAACAGAATCTTTACCACCTGAAGAAAAAACATTTAAAAAAAGATATGGCGACTTGCGTAGACACTCACAAGAAAAAGAGAAGTCATATCAAGATGAGATATTTAAATTAAAACAACAATTAACACAAACTGCATCTCAAGAAATAAAACTACCAAAGTCAGACGAAGAGATTGCACAGTGGTCTCAGGAATATCCTGACGTTGCTAAGATTGTAGAAAGTATTGCTACTAAGAAAGCAAAAGAGTTAGACTCTTCACTAGAAGAAAGAATGAAGTTAATAGCAGAAAGAGAAGCACAATCTACTCGTGCTATGGCAGAAGCAGAACTTATGAGAATACATCCTGACTTTGAAACTATTAGGAATGACCAAGAGTTTCACGATTGGGTAGAGCTACAACCTAGATGGGTTCAACAAGCTCTGTATGAAAATGAGAGTGATTCTAAATCTGCAGCAAGAGCTATTGACTTATATAAAGTAGATATGGGTATTACCTCTACACCCAAAAAGAAGACAGACCCTTCTAAAGATGCAGCAAAAGCTGTAACTAGAGGTAGCTCAAACACACCTTCTGCTACTAAATCAGGACAAGCAAACCAAATAAAAGAGTCTGATGTAGCAAAGATGAAGCCACATGAGTTTGAAAAGAATGAAGAAAAAATAAAAGAAGCAATAGCTTCTGGTAATTTTATTTATGATATGACCAGGCGTGCTTAATATTTTTCTTTACTTTTTAAAATTTGTATGGTATAAAATGTATAAATAGCAGCCCATCTTTTTGATGACCACCTGCTTGACACATTTTCACGAATTATACTAAGAAAAACTACCTAGTTTGAATTAGCCCCAAAACGGACACCTAATTGCATCTAGCCTTTTGATTGTGTATGCACTCGTATTTATAATTAGCCAAGGAGGATAACATGGCTTTCCAAACTGCGGCTGGATACGGGAATTTACCTAATGGCAATTTTAGTCCTGTCATATATTCCCAAAAGGTTCAGCAAGCTTTTCGTAAGACCTCTGTTGTAGAGTCAATCACAAATAGTGATTACTTTGGAGAGATTGCGAATTATGGTGATACTGTTAAGATTATCAAAGAACCAGAAATCACTGTAAAAGAATATGCTCGTGGTGTTAACATTCAACCACAAGACCTAGACGATGAGGATTTTTCTCTTGTCGTAGATAAAGCAAACTACTTTGCTTTTAAAGTTGACGACATTGAGGAAGCTCATAGTCACGTTAACTTTGAGTCAATGGCTTCAGACAGAGCTGGATATAGACTCCGTGACCAACACGACCAAGAAGTTCTTGGTTACCTATCAGGTTTCAAGCAGTCATCTCTAAACACTGTAGCAGGAACAGCTAACGATACTGTAAACGGTACAAAAGCTGTAACAACTGCAGGTTCAGATGAGTTATTGACAAGCATGAAGCTAAAGAAAGGTGACTTCGGAAACATTACTACAGGTAGTGCAGGAGACCACTCAATTCCATTAGCTCCAAGAATGCCAGGTGCTACAGCTCAAGCAACAGCAACTGCTACACCATTGCAAGTTATTGCAAGAATGGGCAGATTGTTAGACACACAGTTTGTAGACACAGAAGGTAGATGGCTCGTTTTACATCCAACTTTTGTTGAAATCTTAAAAGATGAAGATTCAAGACTTCTCAATGCAGATTTCGGTGAGTCAGGAGGATTAAGAAGCGGCTTGGCAATAGGTTCATTACATGGTTTTGATATCTATATGTCAAATAACTTACCTGCTGTTGGTACAGGACCAGGAACATCAGGTTCTGCTAACCAAAACTCAAACTTTGGAGTCATTGTAGCTGGACACTCTTCATCAGTAGCAACAGCTTCACAGATAACAAAGACAGAGTCCTACAGAGACCCTGATTCTTTTGCAGACATCGTAAGAGGTATGCATTTATATGGCAGAAAGATTCTTCGACCAGAAGCAATCGTAACTGCTAAGTACAACGTAGCGTAGGGGAGGTATAAATGGCGACTTTTGATTTAACTTCTAAAGATACCACTGGCGTATCTTCCGACTCTATCGTGGCTATGCCATCAGCTAAGAATACTCACGTAATGAGAAATATTGAGGCTTACCTTGATATTGATGCGTTAGTAGCAGCAGGTGGCAGCTTTTCAGACGGAGATGTATTTCAGGTACTAGAGATACCTGCAAATACTTTCGTGCTAAATGCAGGTGCAGAAGTAATGAAAGCATTTACAGGCAGTTGCACATTAGACATGGACTTCGCAGCAGGAGATGACATCATTGATGGTGCAGACATTACATCCACAGGCTTTTGTGCCGCAGGAACTAATGGTCAAACCAACACTGTTGTAGGAAGTGCAGCTTCAACTTATACTCAATTTATCACAGCTACTGATACTATTGATTGTACAATTGCAGGTGCGGCTCCAGCGACAGGAAGACTCAGAGTCTATGCCACTGTTATTGATTTAGCAGGTCATGGCTTAGATGATAAGCCAGACGAAGTCGATAGAGACCAATTAGCTTAATAGCGTAATTATGGGGACAATTAATTTTGTCCCCTATTATTTAAAATAGTATGTCACAAACTTTTCTTACATTAACTAATAGCGTGCTTGCACGTATTAATGAACCACAACTGACCTCGTCTACTTTCTCAAGTGCACGGGGTATTCAAGTTCAAGCCCAAAATGCAGTTAATGAAGCCATAAGATATATCAACCAAAAAGAATTTAGTTACCCTTTTAATCATGCAATTAACACAGAAGTTTTAGTTCCAGGAACAGTAAAATATAGTTTACCTACATCAACTAAACACGTAGATTATAATACTGCAAGAATAGTTAAAAACTCAACTTTAGGCACATCAGGTGCAAACTTGAGTACATTATCATATAACGAATACATAGCTAACAATGTTGAACAAGAAGATGACATTGTAACAACAACTACAAGTACAACACATACAGATAGCGTTACAACTATAACTGTAGCTAGTACATCAGGATTTGATTCTTCAGGAACTATACACATAGTAAATGAAGAGATAACATACACGGGAACAACAAGCACAACATTTACAGGATGCACAAGAGGTGCTAACAGTACAACAGCAGCTTCTATAGCAAGTGGTGTACAAGTAGCACAGTTTACTGGAGGAGGAGTGCCTTCTCACATAGTAAGAACATTGGACAACAACTTTATTTTGTATCCGTTTCCTAACAGGGCATACACACTAAAGTTTGATTACTTTACCTTTCCATCTGACCTATCAGCACATGACGACACCACAACAATACCCGACAGGTTCGCCCCAGTGATAATAGATGGAGCTACCTCATATGCATATCAATACAGAGGAGAGATTGAGCAGTATCAATTAAACTTCGCAAGATTTGAACAAGGTATAAAAAATATACAGACACTGTTAGTTAATAAATATGAATATGTAAGGTCAACAGTGATATTAAGACCAACAAGTATGGCAGGATACTTTAGCACAGAAACGACTTCGTAATGCCAGATTTATCAAGAGTACAACCTATAAATTTTCCTTTAGAGGGAGGATTAGTTTTAAACAAATCTACATTTGCGATGCAGCCTGGAGAGGCATTGGAGCTCCAGAATTTTGAACCTGATATAGAGGGGGGCTACAGAAGAATAAATGGATTTAGTAAACTTGTTACAAACATAGTTCCACAAACAAGTGCATCAACAGAAGCAGTGCTATTATCAATAAAGTTTAATGACAAGATTGTTGCTGCAAGAGGACAAAAAATATTTACTGCTACTGAAGGTAATAATTCTTGGACAGAAATAGATACAGGAAGAACAAGTGCAGGTGTATATGACTCTGAGATATTTAATTTTGATGGGAACGATAAATTTATAGTCGCAGATGGTAACAATGCACCAACAGTTTTTAATACATCATTTAGTGCAACGGATGTATCTTCTGCTGGAAGTGGAGAAGTAAGCACAGCAGTCACAGGTGCAAAGTTTGTTAAAGCATTTAAAGACCATATGTTTTATGCAGGAATGTCTAGTAATAAACAAGAGGTTGTGTTTAGTATACCTTTTGATGAGGACAACTTTGCTACTGCTAGTGGTGCAGGTAGTATAAAAGTTGATGATACTATAGTTGGACTTAAAGTTTTCCGTGAAGATTTATTTATATTTTGTGAAAATAGAATATTTAAATTATCAGGAACATCAAGTTCCAACTTTGCAGTAACACCTGTAACAAGAGACATAGGATGTGTAAACGGACAGACTATACAGGAATTTGCAGGTGACTTAATATTCTTAGCACCTGATGGATTGAGAACAGTTGCTGGTACTGCAAGAATTGGTGACGTTGAATTAGGAACTATAAGTGCAAACGTGCAACCTTTGTTTAATAGTAATATAGCCACTGCAACAAGTTTTACTTCTGTTGTTATACCTAATAAAACTCAATATAGAGTTTTCTTTTCTAAGTCAGGTGTTTTAGAAAGTTTAACAGAAGGGGCTATATGTTCTCTAAGAGGACAAACATTTGAGTTTGCAAAACTAAAAGGTATCAAGCCTTCATCTACCTCTACATTTGTTGATACCAGTGGTACAACCGTTATACATGGTGGCTTTGATGGATTTGTATATCAACAAGAAAGTGGTAATGATTTTGATGGGACTGCCATAGATGGTAAATACAGAAGTCCTGATTTAAGTTTTGGTGATGCAGGATTACGTAAACACATGCAACGTGTTCTTGTAAGTTACAAACCTGAGTCTTCAGTCAACGCAGATTTATTTTTAAGATATGACTATGAAGACCCTGATACACCAAGACCTGCAGCGTACTCTTTGTCTGCAGCAGATATCGTAGCAGTATATGGTGTTGCTACTTATGGAACTGCAACTTATGGTGGGCAGACAGAGCCATTGTTAAGACAGTCTGTAGAAGGTTCAGGATTTACTGTTGCACTTAGAGTTAATGATAATGGGACTTCTGCACCTTATGCGTTAAGGGGTTTTGGATTAGAATATCAAGTAGGAGCAAGAAGATAAATGGGAGCTACGTACACTAGACAATCCACATTTACTGATGGAGACATAATAACTGCTGCTCATAGTAATGATGAGTTTAATCAGTTATTAGCAGCCTTTGCAGCGAGTACAGGGCATACTCACGATGGTACGTCAGCAGAAGGTGGTCCTATAACTAAATTACTTGGAACTGCAATCACAATAGGTGATGGCACTGCAGGTACAGATATAGCAGTCACATTTGATGGTGAATCAAATGATGGTGTTTTAACATGGAAAGAAGACGAGGAT